ACTCCTATAAAGTATAATAGAACTTGGGTAGGGAATTACACCCTTTTTCTCTTTAGTATTAAGAACGTTTATGCACTCAAACGGTTCGTTAGCCTTTTCCGTAGTGCGACTTAACTCAATACGCCTATTACGCTCCAAGCTGATAGTCACCTACCACACATTCATGTGTTGAGTGGCGACTATATATTACTTAAGTCCGTATTGTTTCTTCAAACCCGCAACTGCTTTCTGATTCAAAACGTTAATAATTAGCTGAATAACTCCAACCGCGAGTGTCAAAAAAGCAGGGACACTAAAATCCGAAACCTGAACGAAGGGAATTGCAAGAGCAACCCCACCACCCAAGATGGTTAACACTGCTACCAAAGTAGCTAAATTGAAATGAAAGTTCATTTTATTTTCTCCTATTAATATTCTAATTTCTTTAAAATTTCCTTGGCTATAAGTATAGCCTCAGAACTCAAATATGGTATGTCAAAATCGTTCTTTACTAAATAATCATAATTATAATTGGTATCGGTGAGAGAACCCTCCGAAGCATCGTTCTTTGTTTCCTCACATAAAGAAGTTATTCTAATTGTAAAAACTTCATAAAGCTTGTTTTCTCTAATGTAGTCTGCTTCATTAGGAAAGTTCCAATCATTTATTATAACTACATCAAGAGGATATTCAAACATACTTGGTATCCACTTATCTAATAGATAAGAAGCCCAACAATTGGGGTCATAGGTTTTACCAGCTTCTGTTCCTAAAGTTTGTAAAAGTTTTATACCCCGTTCATCCTTTTTTCCATCCCAACCTACATAGAGTCTAGCTAGCTTTTCAATAGCTAAAGCAAAGCGAGTTTGCACCAAAACCACATCGTCTTTCTCTTTATAGAATTGGGTCTGTAGTAAGGAACTAAAAGTAGCTTTTCCAGCACCTGTTTTTCCTGAAATCAAAATGCAAGCGGTTTTAGAAAGCACTTATACACCTCTTCCTCTGTCCGTATAATAATCCTCTAAGATTCCTTCTAGAGTCTTCTGACTAATATAACCATTCATAATCAGAAAATGAAGAATAAAAATAAAACTAGAAACACTAATAACAATAGAATCACTAGAGGTTATAAAGAAGTCTCTACCGTCTTCTTGCTTAATAACTATAGTGTTAAGATTAGGAATCTTAGTTACCTTTATTCTGGACATTACGCCTCCAATAATTTAGTTTCTCTTTTAATTTCGGTATCTGTCTCAGGTGCTAAGAATATATCATTACTATACTGTTCCAGTTTTCTAAGTATGGTTCTAAGAGCAACTGTATATCCTTTTTCAATATTGGTCTCTCTAACCATAACAGTAAACCATCTAGTCTCCCAATTTTTTCCATCCTTGGTTCTTCCTGCTTTGATTGTCTTTGTAATAATCCAAGTTTTTCCATCAGAATCTAGGTAGATAGAATCATCACTGGTGCTTGTTTTTCCAATATATTCATCATTTGGGATATCATGAGAAAGGGTTTCTTCGCTTTTTTTAGCCATTTAAATCTCCTTTATATTGAGGTTTTAATCCATTTTCGGAAGGGGGTGAGTTTTTCGTGCAGTTCTTCTAGAATGACTACATCAGCAATATTATGCTCCAGTACTTCGTCTAAGGCTTTAGGATTTCCATATCTTGCTCTCATCCATACTGCTCTATCCAAGGGTGTCTTTCCTTTTATATTCAAGTAAGCACAAACATTTTCTAGGGAACATCTAGATAATTTTAACCTTGATTTAGCAGTATTATAAATATCAAAGTGGTAGATGCTTCCGTATTCTGGAAACAACATTCCATAGTGTAGTGCTTTAGTTCTAATATATGGAATATCAAAATGCATACTACCAGAGTAATAACCAACTAAAATTTTGTACTTTCTCATTTCTTCCAATAAACTTGTTACAACTCTACTCTCATCACCATCATCAAATAATTCTTTTTTAGTTATACTATTAACTATAACCTTACCTCCTTTTTGTTTGATAGCCCACGTTAGCATGTGGCTTACATCTGCTTCTAAACCAGTTGTCTCGATATCAATATATCCCATTCTGTACTCAGGTAATTGAAACCAAGGAATACCCAGTTCTTTCGCTACCTTATCCGCATCTTTTTCATTTAAATTTCCAGCTGCAAAACAGCCTGGGTGTTCTTCAAAAGTATGTCGGTGTTTACATCTAAGAGCTAGTTTTTTATTCAACATTACTTCTCCTTGATAATTTATGTCTATATTTAGAATGCATATAATCATCGAGGTTTGCAACCTGTTCCTTAGATAGATTATATTCTTTTCTTAAGTCTTCTATTAGACCGTCATCCGTAAAACTTCCTCCTAAATAAAATGCTATTCTGTTGCAGACATCTTTATAAATTCTTGCTATCGTTTGTCTCCTAATACCAACAAACTTTTCAATATCCTCCACTTGGTAACCCTCAGCAATGTAATCAACTATGATATATTCTAAAGATGTTATTTGATTCTTTTCTCTAAGATTTTTTAGAGCTTTTTCTATTAATAATAAATCATTATAATCATCAGATTCAAAATCTGGATTTTCTTTAAGTTTTAGTTTTTCTATCAGAAGTCTTTGGACTATCCAACTCATAATGACAAATCTCCTTGTATTGACATCTGAAGCATTTTCCTACATATAGACCCGTAGGGGGAAGACGCTCCAACCTTATATTTTCTATAACAGCAGGTATTATACCACTAACCATGCTATTTGTCAAGAGTGGATTACTAACGAATCCTACCATCTTACCATCATACAGAGACGCATATATAACAGAGGACGGTACTACTCCGTACATCTGCTTATACGCTAGATAGTATACTATAAATTGTGGGTCATAGGTTATATTTCTAGGTGACTCTTTGGAGGTTTTCCAGTCTACTATTGTATGGTTCTCTAAAATCCTATCCATTCTACCAGTTAGAAAAACGTCTTCTGATATTTTAAGTTTGAACCTGACTTCAATCTTATCTTGTGGTGAAGTTAACCATTGGAAATTTTTAAAGAAAGAGTTTATACATTTTACTGCTTTATCTATATGTTCCTTTTCTAATTGGTTGTCACTACACTCTTTCAGACAGAAGTTCAACGCTGTGTTTATATCTTTCCAGTATTTTTCCAATGTCCAATGAACTATGTTTCCTACCAGCATGTCTGGAGTGGGAATTCCACCTTTAGGAAGGGTTAGTCTATAATGAACCATTCTAGGACACAGAAGGTAGTCTTTAAGTAGAGAAGCTGAGATATTTATTGTCATAACTTAATGTTTCTCTCATTTGCACTTACTGTACGCCAAATATCAAGCATTTGCTTAAAGATTTCATATCTGTTCCTAGCTTTCTCTAGTTCTGAAGTTAACAAAGCCATCTCTTCTCTTAAAGGAAGAAGTTCGTTCTTGAAACCAGTATATTTATAGGTTGCTTCAATAAAGGATATGGCGGGTGTTTTTCCGTTCAAAGCATATTGAGGTTCTACGGTTGCTGTATAGACTATATTAGCTTCCTCGGCTTTTATCTTCTTTTCTAGAAGCATTTTCTTTAGCATTATTTCTGAAATATTGTCTGTAATCTTAGTAAGTTCGTCCCAATCGGGAATTTTCTTAGCAATCTCAGTGGATGATAGTTCCATTTTTAAGCCTTTCTACTATATTCGGTTAAATAATCAAAGAAGTTGGTATCAAAAGTTATACATAAATCAAAAGCTTTTTTGGAGTGATTTATTATAAAACTGTTATTTTTTACAAAAACAGAGAAGTTAGTACTATTAATTGTATCACAACACAAGAATATGCGGTAAAAATAGTATGGATTCCAGTCTAAATCGTCCTCCCAACCCAAAAAATGGAGGTTTTTCATGATTATTTTTCTAACTTCGCTGGTACATATCCCAAGAAAATTAGAGATGGTTTTATTAGAAAGTCCAGAAACACATAGAAGTACTACATCATAGTCTGCTAACATTTCCATTACTTTACCATCTATTTTAAAACAATTTTTATAAAAATCTTTAAGGTTTTTCCAATTTTTGTTTTTCATATAATTCGCCTAACTCTCTAGCCTGTTTTGTAATGTGATTTATTAACGAGGCGAATGAATCCAAGTCCAAGACTACAAAAATATTAGCTCCACTCCTCGCACCTGAAAACTTACCTATAAGAAATGGAAAAGAATATAAGTTGTTCGCTTCTTCTATTATCTTATCTATCCATTCTTTCTTCAAAGCGAACTGTTTAGCACCGCCATAACCAACCTTGGCTTCTCCTCTAAATTTCTTAGGGAAATTTTCAACCTCTCCTTTTATATCTCCACATAAAAGTGGTTCTCCAATATATGTACCTATAGAACCACTAGAGGCTATTCTTTTCCAAACACTACCCTTAATTACTTCTGGTAGGATTTTAACAATCTCTCGTTCCCAATCACTACCTTTTCTCTTACTATCAATTGGTGACATTTTTTCTTTTTCTCCACCATTCTTTTATTGTTTTAGACCTTTTTAATTTACACTCTAAAGATTGGGATTTTCCTTTATGAACATCACTAAGTTTCTGTTTCATTTCCTTAGACCAAGGTTTTCCCGCATTCCAAATTTTACTTTTTAATTTTTTTCTGGTTTCTGATTGTTTTATTCTAGAAATAATACTTCTTTTATGTCCTAAACAATTTCCAGCAGTTCTTAGTATATTATATCTAGGTTTATAGTTATCTATAAACCATTGTTCATACCTAAGAAGTTCTAAAGGCTCACAATATAATAAAATTAAAAAAATAAAGTTTTCTTCTCTATAGTTATTCCAAACTCTTTGTAAATGAATATTTGGATGATTCTTTTTTCTTAAATTATAAAAGTGATTTGCTTTTCTTTTCATTAAGTGTATTGCAGAACCTATATAAAAATCTTTTGTTATAATATTTTGTATTTTATATATACCACTGTCTACCATTATTCTTTCCAGATTTCAGGATGTTGTTCTCTAATCCAACAAATCAAAGCATTTCCAATAACTTTAAGCCAAGGAATAGGAGTTCCAACATTCAAATACTTATCAAAATAGTCATTAAATTCTTTAATGGTTCTTTCTTCTTGACCTTTACGAGTTCGTTTAAGCCAAGTATCACCCCATCGGCTATCATCATTTTCCAATTGAATCTTAAATGCTTTCATAAACTCATCTAAAAAATCCCATACTTTCATTTTAATACTCCTCACTAACCTTTGTGGTTATTTTATCAAAACCAATCTGCATAGTACCGACTGGACCATTTCTATCTTTGAGAACTATAAATTCCAATTTATTCTTATCTTTAGTTTCTGGATTATAGTATTCATCTCTGTACAAACCAATTACAAAATCAGCATCTTCCTCAAGATTACCACACTGTCTAAGGTCAGACATTAGTGGTCTTTTATTATCTCTATGTTCTATTTCTCGATTTAACTGAGAAAGAACCACAATAGAAATTTCCAAACTGTTCGCTAACAACTTTAACTTTCTTGAAATTCTACCTAACTCTTGAGTTTGGTCTGCACTTCTTTCTGATAGAAGTTGAATATAGTCAATAAAAACTGTATTTACATCGTGGGTTTCTTTATACTTTCTAATTACAGATTCGGTTTGCTCAATAGAACCTGTATAATTTAAATCAATAAAAATAGGATATTTGGCTAATTCTTTAGCAAAATCATATATCTTATCTATTTGTGGTTGTTTAATAAAACCCATTCTTATATCATATAATGGAACATCTGTTCCAAGTGATACAAATCTTTCTATTAAAGGTTGTCTACTCATTTCTTTAGAGAATAAAAGAGTGGGAATATTTCTTTTTCCTAAAGCCAATGCTTCTGTACATATTAGAGCGGTTTTTCCACTCCCAGGACGACCACCAATATACCATAGGTCTCCCTTATCAAAACCACCAGTTGTACTATCAATTTGTTTAATTCCC